TTTTTATCGATAGTGTCACCAAACTTCCTTTTGCTGTGTTTAGTACTGCTTATGGGGACGGTTGTTATCGTGACGGGTTTGGTTTTAAGTATGGCGTTGATGCTGGTTGCATCTCTTGCGTCCCTATTGCAATGGTTGATGAACACACCAGTGCAGGCGATTCCATCAACTTGGTCACATTTGACGAACCTTTTGAAGTCGGGTATAATCATGGCTTGATCACTTTCGGTGATATTGAAATCCAAACAAGAGGGGATTATGACGAAGAAAATTATCAAGAAGAACTTGACGCCTGATGAGATGTACCCTGGTGATGTTGTTCTTTGGCAAGGCAACATCACAGATACTCTGAACCTCCTTTGGCATACTATTGAGACTAAGCACTTCAGGTTTTATCAGAAGTCGTTTAAGTTTGATCGTTGGGTAGAGGATTACAAGGATACAATTCGTGAATACTTCGATAAGAGAGGAGTTCACGCAGTTCCGATGGATTATGTGGATACGGTTGTTGGAAAGCGTTCTTGGCTGGTTTTAATCGCTTCTGGCCCCCGTATCGATAAATATAAGCCATGGTTAGATGTTTAACCATGTTATAGTTGTATGAAGCAACTAGAAAAGAGTTCTGGACGCGGGTTCAATTCCCGCCAGGTCCACCATAAGAATTTAGGCCTGCGCCGTGCGGTAATGAAGATGACTAAGGGATCACGGACATCCATATAATCTAAGCCTGAATTCTTTTGATGGGCCTGTTCTGGTTTCGACAGGGCTACAAGTATAGAAGTGGACAGCTCGTCAGGAGTAGACGTTAAAAGCAAATCAAAGTAACTGCAAACGATGAACGTTTCGCATTGGCAGCCTAAACGCTGACTAGGGTTTCGGTAGGTTTCCTCGTAACAGAATAACCTACCATTTTTTATAAAGGAAAAAAAATGAGTGAAAACAAGACTCCCAGTATTCAAATAATGGCGGTTTCAAACGTATACATTAGATCAATGGTTTTTGAAAAGAAGGGTGATACAGAGATTGGTCACAAACATCCTTACCATCATGGTACTATGCTATCAAGCGGCTCTCTTCTCGTCAAGACGGAAAAGGGTATGAAAATATTTAATGCTCCCTCGTTAATTTTTATTGATAAAGATCTAACTCATGAGCTCATTGCTCTTGAAGACAATACAGTTGCTAACTGCATTCATGCTTTGAGGGATGTTGAAGGAGCGTTGATTCCTCCAGAAACAATTCCAGAAGGGGTTGATGTTTTTACTGACCGTGAGCAATTTGACCATTTCCTTTTGGAAAAAGGTATTATTGGCATTAAAACAATGGGTTTTGATAAAACCTAAGTTGGAATGATCATGGATAAACTTTTAAAGCCCATAATGTTTATTGTGGGCGGAATTCTTATTCTCTCAATTATTACACAAGTGAGTGTTAATAAGATTGAGTATTTCAAACACAACAAAGTAAGTACATCATCAATCACGTTGTTGGAGAGAGAACGTCAACTAGATTGTCTCTCAAAGAACATTTATTATGAAGCAGGATCTGAACCTTTTGAAGGCAAGATTGCCGTAGCTCAAGTAACTCTAAACCGTGTTGAATCAGGTAAATTTCCTTCTGACGTTTGTAAGGTTGTTTATCAAAAGAACGTGTTCATGGAGAGGGTTGTTTGTCAGTTCAGCTGGTATTGTGAGAATGCTGGGAAGATGAAGCCTATCCACGGTCCAAACTATACTGAATCAGTTGCAGCAGCCAAGAAAGTTCTTTTAGAGGATTTTAGATTAGATGGTCTAAAAGAAGCTTTGTTCTACCATGCGGATTATGTTAACCCGGGATGGAAAAAAGAGAAAGTAGCAAAGATTGGCCGCCACATTTTTTATAAGGAATAATCATGGAACATTTTGAGAAATACTTTCAGCAGTTTGTATCATTCTGCAAAACTCGGTTGACTGTCACTACAGCTGAGACAATAGCTTGGTTGGGTTTATTAATTATTCATGCAGCCACTATTCCAACTATCCTTTCTGTAATGACCGGGTTCAATGATAAGTTGCCACCAATTGATATGGTGTTGTTTGTTTATGGCGGTCTTGCATTGTTCTTTGTTCGGGCAGCAATTCTCAAAGACATTATCAACATGGTAACAATCGGTTTTGGATTCGTGGTACATACTATATTGTTGTCTCTACTAGTTTTTAAATGAAAATACTTGTTACTGGGTACAAGGGGTTCATTGGCCAGAATATGGTCAAAGCTCTTGAAGATGATCATGATTTAGTTTTATTTGAATGGGGCGAATCCATCCCCTCTCTCAAAGGAGTAGAATGGGTTGTGCACCTAGGTGCAATTTCATCTACAACTGAAACGGACGTAGAAAAAGTACTAACCCAAAACTTGGATTTTAGTATATTCTTACACAAGTACTGTGCTGATAATAAAATCAATTTTCAATACTCAAGCTCAGCTTCGGTGTATGGATTGGGGGATCGGTTTGATGAAGATGTGAAAGCAAGTCCAGTAAACACTTACTCTTGGAGCAAATATTTGTTCGAGCGTTATGTTAGAGACAACCCTAGCCCAGCTTTGGTGCAAGGATTCAGATACTTCAACGTTTATGGTCCTCACGAAGAACATAAAGGAAAGCAAGCAAGTCCTTTCCAACAGTTTGCTGAGCAAGCTAAAAACACAGGAAAGATTAGGTTGTTTGAAGGTAGCGAAAACTACCTGAGAGACTTTGTTCATGTAGATCATGTAATTAACATCCACAAGAAATTCTTCAACGTAGGTGAGGGTGGTGTGTGGAATGTTGGTACAGGAAGTACAATGTCTTTTTTAGATGTTGCCAAGCACACTCAATCATTGTATGGTGGTGAATTGGAATTTATTCCCATGCCTGATCAATTGGTTGGTAAGTACCAGGCATTTACTAAATCAGATAACACAAAAATAAATGAATGTCTTCGTAAATGGAACGTTTGATGTCCTTCATTTGGGACACCTCAGTCTACTGAATCACGCTAGAGGTCTTGGTGACAAGTTGTTTGTTGGACTAGATTCTGACAGACGAGTTGGTGAAAAGAAGGGTACCAGTAGACCAATCAATAATGTATACGAACGTCAACAAATGCTTCTCAATCTGAAGGCTGTTGATGAGGTAATGATTTTTGATTCTGATGAAGAACTCAAGATGTTGGTAAAACAGATAAGACCTGGTATAATGGTTGTTGGAAGTGATTGGGAGGGCAAACCAATCATCGGAAGTGAATTTGCAAAACAATTAGTTTATTATTCAAGAATATATGGATACTCTTCAACACAAAAAATTCAAGATATTATTGATCGGCGATAGTTGCGTTGATGAATATCAGTATGGAATAGTAGATCGGATCAGCCCCGAAGCTCCCGTTCCAATTTTAAAATTTTTAAAAAAGTTTACCAAGCCTGGAATGGCTTCCAATGTTGAGCAAAATCTTAAAGCACTTGGATGTGATGTAAACTTCATTACACGGGAACCTTCTTTAAAGATTAGACTTATTGATGAGCGAACAAATCATCACATTGCCAGGATTGACCATGATGTTAAATCACTGCCAATCACAATTGGTCAAGTGGATTTGACATCTTCTTATGATGCTGTTGTCATTTCTGATTATAATAAGGGTGTAGTGACTTATGAACTAATGGAGAATGTTATTAGTACATTTAAAGGTCCTGTATTCATAGATACAAAGAAAAATGATCTTCAGAGGCTATCTGGAAGCTTTGTTAAGATTAATTCGTTGGAGTACGGTCAGTGTACTTCAGTATGTGACGACTTAATAGTTACAGCAGGCAGCAAAGGTGCTTATTATCATGGGGAAAACTTTCCTGGTGATAAGGTAGATGTTAGTGATGTGTGTGGTGCCGGAGATACATTTTTATCAGCACTAACATATCAATACTTAATGGCATCAGATATAGGTTCCGCTATCAAATTTGCAAATAAAGCCAGTGCTGTAACTGTAGGTAAGTTGGGTGTGTATGCTCCCACACTTGAGGAAATCAAATGAAAAACTTAGTACTAACTCTATGCTTTTTGTGCAGCAATGCCTTTGCTATGAACATCACGGCACATAGTTGGTTAGAGACTGACTACAATGGTAACCTCATTGAGGGATCTAACATTACGGAAGTTAGATCGATTGCAAGTATAACAAAGTTAATGACGGTTATTGCTGTTCTCGATAACGAGCCAAACATGCAAGAGAAGATTGGTAAGTTTACCCGTGAACAATTAATTCAACTTGCTTTGGTTAAGTCGGATAACGAAGCAGCTAAAGTTCTTTGTGACAACTTTCCAGGTGGTAGATTTATGTGTGTTAAATACATGAACGAAAAGGCTCATAGCCTCGGAATGCTAAGAACAAAGTTTGTTGAACCAACAGGACTCAGTCCAATGAACATTAGTACAGCTCTAGACCTGCTTAGTCTTGTGTTTGAGGCGAGCAACTATCCAGAGATAGTCAAGGCTAGCCAAACAGCTGTTTTAAGCATAAAGGTCGGTAAAAAGACCCTACACTTTAACAACACTAATCCCATTGTCGGCAAACGTCATAACTTTATTATTAGTAAGACTGGAACAACAAATGCTGCTGGCGGTTGTATTGTAATGATGCTGGATACAAACGTTGGTCGTCGTATCGTAATTCTGCTTGGTAGTAAGGACGGTAAAGTTAGAATACCTGAAGCAGAATTTATTGCTTTATATACTTAACTCCAGTATTTTGAGGAATCGAGGCTATCCCAATAAGCCTTGTTGTTTCTATTGATAAAGTTCTTGACAAGATACTTACCCATTCCAAGATAACCCATCTTTTTGAATCTACGGGAGTCTTGGCCAAAGTGGTGCTTGATAATCCTAAACTTCTTAGGGTTATACTTCCTGGACAAGAAGTAGTCCTCAGATGTTGATAGCTGTTCAGGGAACCCACCAAATTCTTCAAACCGATCTCTACGAGTTAGCATAAAAGCTCCAACAGCAAATGGTGAGAAAAATTTTAGGGCGTGGTTTACAGTATTGAAAATAGTAAACCCAATCATTGCTCTTGGGTCCTTATCATAACACTTAATCTTCAAACCAATTAAATCCAGGTTCAAAGATTCCATTTTGTTAACAGCATCTTGAATAACATTGTGCTTAAAGAATCTAACATCTGCATCGATGAACAAAATGTATGGAGTAGTTACTAGACGTGCTCCATTGTTCTTGGCAACTGAAACGGGACCACCCTCTATAATCTCCACATTTAAAAAAGAACTGTTAGATTTTATGATTTGTCTAGTATTGTCCGTAGAACAGTCAGCAATAATAACTTTTGTATTACCTATGTTCTGCAAACGTAGAGAATCCAACAAGTGTTGGATGTAGTTTTCCTCATTCTTGCAAGGTACTACTATGGTGATTTTGTCCGATAGATTCATCTGTTTCCTTGGTCCACGTAATGATTTCCCAACGACCATCCCAGTGTTCAACTAATGCAGTACAAGACTCCACCCAGTCTCCGTCATTCATGTATACAACACCATCTATCTCTTTTATTTCAGCATGATGTATGTGACCGCAAATCACACCATCGTATCCGCGTTTTTTACAATATCCAGCTAAGTTTTTTTCAAAGTGGAATATAAAATCAACAGCTTTTTTTACTTTTGTTTTGAGATATTGACTAAGACTAAAATACCCAAAACCAAAGCGATGGCGTATCCAATTGAATTTGTTATTGAGCGATAAAACCACATCATATGCACGATCTCCTAAAAATGCTATCCACGGTGCAAGTTTGGTTATACCATCAAACAAGTCACCATGTGTAACGAGATAATGCTTACCATCTGCACCAATATGTTCAATTTGATTATGAATTTCCACTAAACCAAAACTGAACCCGTAAGGTATCATTGGCCGTAAAAATTCATCATGATTACCAGCAATATATACCACCCTGGTGCCACGCTTAGCATGTCCCAGAACCCGTCTTACAACATTAGTATGAGATTGTTTCCAACGCCATTTATTTTGTTGTATACGCCATGCATCAATTATATCTCCTACAAGATATAAAGTATGACAAGTATTGTATTTTAAAAAATTATTTAGTTTGTTGGCTTTACAATCATTAGTACCTAAGTGAACATCACTGATAAAGATGCTCCGATACTTTTTTGTGTTCATTACAACACTATCGGTAACCAGAGCCATATTCCTTGACTCATTAGTAATGCAGACAATGCACCAACTATAATACTTGCAACGTATAGAGCAGGTGCAACAGCTAAGATACTAGCAGATAGTAGCACAATAGAGATCTGGAAACCAGAACCAGCAAATGTCATCCAAGGACCAGACTTACGAACCTCATCTCTCTCTGCTTCTAGTGCACGAGCTTTAGCAAATAATTCTTTTTTGCCTTCGCCTTTATCGGGCTCGCTTTCATATCTATTAATTTTAGCAGTCAATTTATCTGCTTTATCAAATTGTTTTCTTTCAACTGCATCATCTCTAGCCATTTCTGCAAGAGTTTGTTTGATTGACTTTGCTTGATAGAACGCCCATGTGTCGTTAGCTTTAATGGTATTGTTTAATACCTTAGAACTATTGCCAGAAGCAATGTAAGTGTTTATAGCCAACAAAGCAGCGAGTACGGTAATGAGCCACCCTGCTTTATCTTTTATTTGTGCTTCTCTTTCGCTTCTACTAAGAGGCTTTTTTTCTTCTGACATAAAGTTCTCCTTACTTCTTAGCAATCATTGCTTGTATTTTTTCTTGCACTATCTTGGCCCAAAATGGTTGAGGGAAATTCCAACCAATAAATGCACCTACAGCTACCCAAAGTAAAATATCTAACATAACTTTCTCCTTTTAAATATTTATTATCTAATAAGCATTGCAAAGCTGAATCCAACTACTGGAATGGTTATTGCTACAAAAGCTAAGAATATACAGATTCTATCTATTAAGTCAGCTTTTTTCTGTATCTCTCTATTCTTTTTTTCTATCTCAAGTTTGGTACGTTCTTTATACATTCTAACTCTCTCTGCCATCATCTGATCCCACACATCACTGTTACCAGAGTAAATTAACAACTCTTTGAGCTGTTTTTCTGCATCACGCAAAGCTTTACTTTGCATTGCAATTTGTATTGATAAAGCTCTAATTTGTCCATCTGTTAGTATCTTACTTTCAGACCTAAGCTTTATTTCTGCTGAATGTATAGCATCACTATTTTCAAAAAACTTAGCAAATTGTCCGTAAAGGCTGTTAACGTCTTTACCTAAAGCAATGGCTTTTTTAATGTAGCTAACTGACTGCTGTGCAGCAGTAAAAGCAATGCCAATTGTTATGGGATCAAACATTACTTTTTCTTTACTGGTTCTTTTTTACGCCACTCCAAACAAACCACTTTCCTATTGTAAACATCACCTATCCACGTCCACCTAACACACTCAGGTTGTTTAGCGAACATATAGATGGCGAGAGCAGTCCCAAACATTACTTGTTTGCCAATGGGTTATCAATAGCTTTTTGAATCTTGCTATCCACTTCCTTCTTTAGAGTCTCAACTTCTCTGTTAATTTCTCTTCGTGCATCTGCCATTTCTTTGCGGATTGCGTTTACTTCACCTCGTGCCTTATCTAAGTCTTCACGAACATCCTTACGAGCTTGACGCATTTCAGCTTCTGTCTCTCTTTGAGCTTGCTTCACACTACGCTCGACTTGTTCTGTAACACTTTCATTGCGGCGAATGTCACTCTTCAAATCATTCTTAATATCACGAGTGTAGTCACTAGTCTTGCCACTATTTTCTTCAATTACAGCCAAGCGTTTGTCAAACCCTGACAAGTCTGGTGCTTCATAAGAGGCAATCTTTTTCTTCATTCCGATGTAGTCTTTGTAAACTTCAAATGAACCGTAAAGTCCACCCAGTACCGATGAAACTATTGTTGCAGCTACCATTAACTTGGCTGGCGTAAACTCATATCCACCGATACTAATAACAGTATCTTTGGAAGCATACTTTTTCATAGCTGCTTCTGCTTCGTCAATTTTTGCATTAACGTTTTTAATTTCTTCTGCCATTTTAATTCCTTATTTGTATTGCAGGTTGATTAATTGCTGGTGTAATCTATCAGAGCTCATTTGTCTCAAAGCTCGAGCATTATCAACATTAACTTGATTTTTATAGACTTCCTTTATATCATAGAAAGGTGAGTCTTTTATTGTCAAAGAAAGATAAGCTGTGTATCCTGTAGGAAGTGTTGTTAACTTTGTTAAATCAACACCACCAGCTAACTCTGATACATCACCTTTGTTTTTAACAGTCTCATTATTATCAATTCGTTGTTCTTGTAAAGCTGTGATACTATTGCCTTTATTTTCAAAGTGGGTATTGCTTTGTTGCTGAGGAATCAATGGAACTTCCATGGTCTGACTATTGTTTGTGTTTTCTTGTCTAGCAAATGTTTTTTGTTCTTGAGCTGAAGCCATTGTAGAGCTTGCAACTTCACTTTTGAAACTATTGAATGCAGAGTTGCTGTTAGTTGTTTCTTGTTGGAAACTACTAGATGTTTGAATACCTAAGCCCAAACCGGATACACTCAATCTAATTCCTGTACCATCCAAATTCAATCCAATACCATCAGATGGGTTGGCATTCTCACTGTACGACATTTTTGCAGATTCGCTTGCTACTGACCGGGCCAAAGATTCTGTCGCGGCAACAGCGTTCCTTGCAATTGCCAAAGCATTTACAGGAGGACCAGATCTTCTATCTTGTTGAGACTCTTGTCTTTCAGCAAACCCTGCTGGTGCTCCAGGAGGTGGGGGCAAGGAAGGATTTGACGCATTTGAAGGACCACCAGGTCCGCCTGGACCAGGTCCAGGACCAGAAGCCATTTCCGGAGGTGGTGGTGGTCTTGCTGAATCAGGAATACCATCAGCTGGTTTGATTTCTCCAGTAGCTGAGATGGTAGCTCCACCTAAATCCAATTTAACTTCAGCCTTGGCGCTTGTTGTGTCTTGTATAGGAGCACCAGGAGGAGGTGGAGGAGGTGATCCTGGTGGAGGTGCATCAGCCTTAGGAGCTTCGTTTCTTGTTGTTTCGGCAGAAGCTAGCTTAGTTTGATTTTCCAATGCAACCTTTCGAGCATAGGCTGTTTGGTAACCAGGACAGGATGTGCTGAATAGTTGAGTAATATTACATTGCTGAGTTAGGTAGGCAGAAGCATATCCTGGGCATGTTGTGTTGTAAAGTTGATTGGCGTTACATTGCTGTGTGAAGTAGGCAGCAGCATAACCAGGACATGCAGTATCATACAATGCTGAAATACTACATTGTTGATTAAAATAAGCAGTTGCGTATCCGGGACATGAAACATCATACAAAGCTGAGATATTGCATTGTTGTGTTAAGTACGCAGCTGCGTATCCCGCACACGAGGAGTTAGCCAATGGGTCAGCTATGCAAGGATCTTGACCAGTTCCAAACGTTCCTGTAAAACCAAAACTGCTTCTGTTAATACCATTACCATGAAAGTATTGGTAGTATTCACCTTTTGTAAGATCTACCGTCATACCGATTGTTACATGATTGCTAGTTATCAATGCTTGGTCAAATCTAAAATCAACAAGGCCTGTGTTATCAATCTTGACTTCAAAACTACTTTTGTTACCACTTCCATATTGATTGATACCATACCAACCATAAGTCATGCTGGTATTGGTTCCCAATGTATAAAAGTTATTATTGGTTTGGCCAATTAAATCAGTTTGTAGTGGTAGGAGAGAATAGTTGAAGCTTGTGTCTCTTGAGGTTGTCAAATCAATACCTGAGCAACAAAAACCTCCGCTTGCATTACCGTGCTTGAAGCTAACAGCCCCATTGGAGTACATCCAAGAGTTGGTAAAGTTTTGGCCAAAGTAGGGAAACGTGAACCCCAATGGTACATTTACATTAGCATCATCGCTAATAAAGCGCTGAGTAGCAGCGGGATTGTTTTTAATTTGTTGCAACTGGTACGCATCCGCACCAGTCATTACATTAACTGTAAACTGCCCGTTAAGAATTGGTACGCTTACAATGTCTGCTTTAGAAGATGCGGTGTAAAAGGTAAGCGCCAACAGCACCCAAGCCAATATTCTTTGCAGCATTTTGTTTATCCTTGTTATGATCTTCTAAAACTGGAATCTTATGTGGATTAGCTTCCCAAGCTGCCTTAGCTTGTGCACCAATCTGTCCTTCATATGGACAAGGTGTACCAGCAGCTAACATTGCATCAAACACTCGACGGTCTTGGCACATTGTTGCAACAGCGGCAACTTTCATGCCCATGTCGTATAGAGTTTTAGAGAGCTTCAAACGTTCACAATTCAAATCTCTTGTTGTTCCACCACCTGACACACCAAAGATTTGAGTTTGTACTGCACCAGAAACACCTGTTGTACAAAGATCGCTGTTACCACCAGACATCATTGTAGGTGCTACTGCTGTTGGAGGTGGTTGAATTACTTTCTGAGTAATTTCTGATTTGTTGATGTTTGTGTTTAAATTGGAAGAATCAATAATCTGTTTAGAATCAGATACTGATGTGCTTATGTTAACATTTTTATTATCATTGACACTCGTACTAGTCGCTGTTGATGTGTTAATGTTTAGATTTTTATTATCACTAACTGACTTAGAATCATTAATATTAAGATTCTTGTTGTCGCTGACTGACTTAGAATCATTGATATTTAAATTTTTACTATCACTTGTTGAAGTTGATATGTTAACATTGTTGTTATTGTTAGTCATTGTACCAAACTGGAAGTTGGTATTTGTAGATGTAGAAGTGGATTGATTTACGTTTGTGTTAACGTTTACTGACTTACTATCTACAACAGTGTTGTTTAAGTTATTGTTAACGTTATTGTTAACGTTGTTGCTGTTAACAGTGCTTGTGCTTGTAGATGCACTGTTTGTATCTACAAGTGTCTTAGAATCATATGTTGTGGCTGTTTGTGAATTAGCTCCGCCAACAATCATTGCAAAAAGAAGCGTCAAGGATATTTTCTTGAAGTTCATTATCGCTTACCTTTTAAGTTTATGTTGTATTTCACCTTTCCATGATATGATTGAGTAGATATTTAGGTTTCTAGCAGTTGACTGGAATAGAGTAAGGATATATAATCCGCTTTGTACTAAGGAACATATGAAAGTTTATATTGGCGGTTACCGCAATCATTGGATCAGTCCGTACAAAATTCTTGAAAAAGTTTTCTTTTGGCGGGAGATTGATTATAATGAGCCTATCATAGATAAATGGTCGGATCGTTTAACTCCTTTATGTAAAGGATTGCAAAGTTTTTTGGACTTTATTCATCCAGAAATTAACTTTGTAAAGATTGATCGGTACGACACTTGGAGCATGGATTACACTCTAGCAAAGATTGTACTTCCAATGCTTAAGCAGCTCAAAGAAACAAAGCACGGCTCCCCTAACACGGACGATGAGGATGTTCCAGAACACCTTCGCTCAATAAACTCAAAAAAAGAGAGTGAATATGATACAGACGACAACCACTTTGCAAGATGGGATTGGATTCTTAATGAAATGATCTGGGCTTTTGAACAGAATGTTGATCACAATAGCGAAGATCAATTCTTCGATCATTCTGAGGTCGATGAAAAAGCTGGCATAAGTGAGCAGATTGGTAAAATTAAAATTGACCGCGAGGGCTTAGAAGCCCACACAGAACGTAAAGCAAACGGATACCGCCTATTCGGGAAATACTACCAAGGACTATGGGATTAATGACAGCACAAACAGTAACAGACTTTCCAGAAATTCCTCACAACCCGGTTAAGTCGGTTAAGGATTTCCAAGAAGAGATTGACAAACTTGTCAAAGGAAAAGGAATGGAGTATATTGATGCTGTACTTCATTTTTGTGAGGTAACAGGGCTTGAAATTGAGTCGGCAGCTTCTCTAATCAAGTCTAGTGCTAAGATGAAAGCATCCATTCAAAATGAAGCTGAAGAATTAAATTATTTACCGAAAAGTGCAAAACTTCCTTTATCAGACGACTAGTGATACGCAGGCATTTGATGCCTACAAACTGTACATTGCCCTTAAAAACCATTTTACATCTAACACATACGACTACTTTAAACACAATGGACGTGTAAAGGCTTCCAGGAAAACGTTTGATAGTCGCAATGACAAATACTTCTTTTACAAGTTAGCTGAACGCAAAGACAAAGTTGAGTACATGGTTGCTAACTTTGTTTATGGCTCCAACAATTGGATTGGGGATCTTGTTAACAACGAACAAAGCGATAAGATGTATCGAGAGTTCATTAAGTATCGGGACAGCTTTACATACATGCTGTCTAGTGACTTGGATAAGCTCGATCCCGTTTTTGATAATAACTTCACCACAGAAGAAGGTCAGCACCCGTTGCTGCTAAAGTTGTTCCTTCGTGGAACTATTCGTTTGGAGACTATGGTCGTACTTGATTCGTTGATCAATTACACTAGGTCTTGGAACAAAAAGATTTCTGATCCTGTAGTTTGGCCTGAGGTCTACCGCAAGATTAAGAAATACAAGCCGTTTGTTAACTTTGATCAACAGAAGGTCAAGAAGTTGGTCGTTGATAAGTTCACGGTTTGACGGTATAATAAATACCATATTCGCTATGATACTGTGGATATACTAAAATACTTTTTATACATTTAATACAAGGAAATACGATGGCTAATAGCTTTCAAGCTCTCAAAAAGAGCACACAAACATCATTCACAAAGCTCACAGACGAGCTTACAAAGTTGAGTGCAACTCCCCAAGGTAAACAAGAAGACGCACGGTTCTGGAAGCCTACAGTTGATAAGGCTGGTAA